TTTTACACTTACTTCTTTATCAGCCGATAACTTAATATATTCTCTTAAACCAAAATCTGCAATAAGAGTTTCAAGATTAAATGATCCGTTATGTTGACCTTTGAATACACCATAGTTTCTTTTAATACGAGTGCTATCCATGTGCTTGTAAATTACATCACATTGAACTCCTGACACGGCTTTTCCATTTTGTAAAGCTGTCCATGTTTTGATTGCTTCTATGTAATTAAGACTAATAACTGACTGACCATACCTTTTGTACAACCAACCGTACATTTCCAATGATTCACACACTTGTTTGACAATTTCATGTGTTCTACACAAAATCAGCCATTCTCCGTCTGATAATCCTTGATTTAAGGACCGTACAGTGTGTATTTGTCTCTTCCCTGTATGATCCGTTGGCAAATATTGTTTTGGTATTCTCTTAGATATAGACCCTGCTAGTTTTACAGCTAAATCATGCACTTCAGGCGGTATTCTGTAAGATTGTGTTAAAGGAATGATAGTATTTTTAGAATCAGGATGAGCCATATCTATAAAATGCTCTATGTCAGCACCAGCCCATCTAAAAATCGCTTGGTCATCGTCTCCTGCTACATAAGTTTCTTTAGCACCTGAACATTGTTGTATCATATCTACGACTTTCCATTGTTGCGCAGACAAATCCTGTGCCTCATCAATAAATAAATATTTTAATTGTGGTGGATTTTTTCTTTTTAAGAACTCTGTAAAATAATCTACATATTCAAACTTATCTCTATCTTGTTTAAACTTTCTTAGATCTAATTCCATTTGTTCAATCATCTTACGAGCACCATAGTTATTTAATTTTGTTTCTTTAAATATTAAATCCAATCTATTGTCTTTATCTGGATATTTTGCATATGCTAAATTTATTATGTCTTGATATTCACTTTTAGCTGTAGGCATAGATATATCAACACCGTTACCTTTTCTCATTTTGTTAACATATTCGTGGCCCGTGATCCGTGATAACTCACTGTAGTCAAAGTCATCCATAATCATCTCCTGACTTAACTGTAATCTTTTATAAGCAAGAGAGTGCAGTGTAGAAAAGAAAGGAAACAATACTTTCATAGCTTCTTTATCATAATCTTGACCAAAGCTCTGTGCTATTCTGTCTCTAATCTCTTCGGCAGCTTTTACTGTAAAACTAAAATAACCTACCTCCTTCGAACTGCATAAACCTTGCTCTATCAGAGACTTGACTTTATTCTTGAGGTAGGTAGTTTTTCCTGTACCTGGTGGTCCAATTACTATATGCCTGTGCATTAATAAGGATCCTCTTCTTTAAAATCTTTTTCACTTACTTTGTATTCTGTTTCCAATATATCATTAGGTATTTTCCAAACATGCTCTGATTTATTAATAACTTTTAGTTTAGCTGTTTTACCACCAAACTCTGAAAACAGTTTATATTGATGAGAGTCAGATAGTTTATTAAATCTTTTTGCTTTTAAGAAATCTCTAAACACTTGTGGTTTAAAAAAGAAAGATTCTTCTACTTCAAATACCTGACCTAATAAAACATCCTGTCTATCTTTTGCGCCTTTATTGTTTTCTATAAATATTTGTAACTGATTTAAGAACTGACCTTTTAATGATACCTCACCAGGTAATTGTATGAAATCTCCTTCGCCCATATTCTTTAATAATCCGTCTACCATGTCCGCCCAAACAGCAGGAGCGACTGGTCGAGGACTGATATCCGCCTGTGCAATACAAGCTTTACGATACTCAGCATGGCTACTCAGTTGATCAACACTCAATATAATTACTTTACCGTTGTGTGTTAATTCATACATAGGATTGTCTGATACCCATTTCTTTAAACTTGTTATGTCGTCTTTACCTGCATTACCTACGCCAAACTTTTGTGACTGACATCTAATCTTTTCACAAACAGATTTAAAAGTAGGCTCTTCACATCTGTAAAAGTATTTACTGTCTTGTACTTGTTTATAAATAGTTTGAACTTCTCTACTTGGTAAAGGTGGTTTAAAGTATTTAGCATTATATTCATCAAGCTTATCTTCTAATTCATTTGGAAATCTGTTACGTAGATAAATACCCATTTGAAATAACGACATGTTCCGTGATCCCTCGCTAAAGCCTTGTTCAGCAAGAGTCAGTAAACAAGGTGGAGCACCCTTAAAATCATCTTTATTGTTTTGAGTGACAGGTTTTTCTAACTTTATTTCACGAATATTATTTATTACTTTAGTCTCATAAAACTCACAGAACTCTTTAAGTTCTATCAAAGACTCACCTTCATCATTAAACGCATATCTAGTTGGATATTCTGGATGATTGTATGGCAGATTTAAAAAATTACCTGTGCCTTTTGAATTTAATTCTATTTGTTTTGGAAATACTTCACAGCCACCGTGACCTAACCATGCTGCTATTTCTGTTAATTTCATTTGCATTTCTTTTGCAGTTGCTGGTTCTTTTACAAAAAGAAATATATGTGCACCACCGCTCTTTGATTTACAAACAATCAAAGGCAAGTTTTTTGTTTTTATTTTATCTATTAAATTTTTGTGATCGAGACCATCATAAGAATCAATATCTATCGCTCCCCATGTGCATGTGTTGTCATCTTTAATAGGTATAATACCTAAGCTAGGTTCTCTACCTTCTAAATGATCAATCCATTTTTGTTTTGTTAGATTTTCTTTTTCAATCCAAGATTTTGCTTCTATCTTGCCTGATTCGTTTTTAGAACGACTTTGTGTTTGCCCATAGGCTCTGTGCAAACCGCTGAATATTTGTATAAATTTTTCTTTGTCGTCCATTAATTATCTTTCTCATTCATGTTTTAGAATGGTGGCCTATAACCCAGCACCACCATTCTCTCGTTTGGTTATTACTTAATAAGGAGTATCTTCAGCATCCATGCTCTCCTCTTCATGTTTAACTTTTACCTCACCTTTGTCAACACTTTCTGCAAAGGTTTTAGAAGCATCATATAACTCCTGTGATTCTACGGGACCTACACGTTGTACTTCCCATCCAAACCAATTGCCTTGATCATTAGAATCAGCAAAAGAAGTTAATTTATAAACATGTGAGTAAGAAGGTGGATTGAACATACCGTTCTTGCCTTTAAGCTTAAGTCCTAACATCAAAGAATTCCATCTCTTTGAAACTTTTCTTTGTGTTCGACTCATAGCTATCAAAGCTTGATCGTATGTTCCGTCATCATTTAGTATCAAAACAAAATGATTAGCGGTATCTTCTATGTAGTTACCGTTGCCTAATCTATCTCTGTTTTGATCATCACGTGTTGTTTGACTTAGTATGTTACTACTGACTGGATGAAAATTTACAGGTGCTCCTGTTCCTTTTCCTCTGTCCATCCACTCTATGAGTTCACGTTTGTATGCACAAGGGATTACGTTTAGTCCCTGCTCACCATCATACAATTGTTTTGTAACACTGTTAAACATCATACCTGGTTCTGCACCCTCAATATATTTAGAGTTTCTTTTTTTTACTTCATCATTCGTATCTTGAAGAATTCGTAAAAAAGGTATGGATAAATCGTCAGCGCCTAAATTATTTAGACCCTTCCCAGCATCTTTTTCAAAAAGGCTAGGATCAAAAGCGACAATGTTCGTCTCTTCTTTTTTCTTGACTGCGTTTGCCATTTGTTCTCCTTTATGTTTTTCTTGTTATTTTAGTCTTCTGTCCGATGAACAAATTAAATTTATTGTCCGGGATAGATTTTCCTTCTTCGTGCCACTTTTTAATAGTAGCTTTCAGTGTTGAAGGATGCACTGAAACTTTTACTTCAGGGACAAGACCCATTTCTTTAATGGTTTCTTCCAAATGTTTAGCTTTATTGCCTTCTCCCTTACCGAAACTCATACCGACTTTACTTTTTATAATGTCTCCTAAACCGTTACTAACAAGCCAATCAAGACACTGTTGTTCTTTAGCAGGATCTTTTGGAATTGATACATGAATATCTTCAACTACTTTTACTTTTGATCCGTCATACATCTCTGTTGATGTCAAACCAAGTTCTGCCATTGCAGTTGGTATTGTTTCACCAGAGAGTTTTCTTAAATTTTCTTTTTGCATCTTTAGTGTATCTTCTAAAGACTCTATTAACTCTTCTAATTTCAATTGTTCTTTTAATAAATTTGATATGCTTTTTAAATCTTCTTGTTTTACTTCTGTAACTGCATCACTCTCAAAGTTTATCTGATTCATCTATTTCACCTTTCTCGTTAATGTTAATACTTACAGGATAATATCTTCTTTCTTTTTTATCCCATTTTAATATTTTAAATTTACCTCTGTTTATATCAGCAGCAATACAACATGCAATGCCCATTGCTGCAGGATCTCCCATCATTAAAAGATAATCGTCATCACAAAATGATTTTAATTTTCTTCTTAATTTTTTAATTGCTGGTTGAGGACTAAACATAATTTGTTGTCCACTATCAAATAGTATTTCTATATCTCCATATTCTTCTGCACTTAAAACATTTACATATGGATTTTCTTGTACTAAATAAACTTTTGATTTTTTCTCTATCATCTTTCTATCCTTATATTTACCTCTTGATTTTTAATTTTGCAAGTATTAATATTGTTTTTAGAAAGTAATTATGGATTATAGATTTAAAACTAAACCGTTTCAACATCAATTGGATGCGTTGAATCAAAGTTGGAACAAAGAAAACTGGGCTTTATTTATGGAGATGGGTACAGGTAAAACTAAAGTAGCCATTGATAACATGGCTATATTGTACGACAAAGGTAAGATTAACTCAGCTTTAATTATAGCTCCAAACGGTATTAAAAGAAACTGGCGTAACGAACTAGAAATTCATCTGCCTGATCATATAAACTATCGTTGTGCGGTTTGGGCATCTTCTCCAAAGAAAAAAGATTTATTAGATCTTGCTCAGATCAGCTTAATAACTGAGGATTTAGTTATTTTAATTATGAATGTAGAAGCTTTTCAAACTTCAAAAGGCTATCAGTTTGCATATAGTTTTTTACTTAGAACAGCAGGTTTTGTTTGTGTAGACGAATCTACTACAATTAAAAATCATAACGCTAAAAGAACTAAAAATATTTTAAAATTGTCTAATATTTCAAAATATAAAAGAATAATGACAGGATCTCCTGTAACCAAATCTCCTTTGGATCTATTTAGTCAAATACAGTTTCTTGATCCATACCTAATCGAACAACAAAGTTATTATAGTTTTAGAGCTAGATACGCTGTTGTTGTTCAGAGGTCCGTGGGCAGTCATTCGTTTCAACATATTGTCAAATATCAAAGACTGGATGAGTTACAAGAAAAAATTAAAGAGTTTTCAACAAGAATTTTAAAATCAGAGTGTCTAGATTTACCTGAAAAATTATACACAAAAAGAACGGTAGCCATGACACCAGAACAATTAAAAGCATATGTAGAAATGAAAAGATCCGCCATGACTTTTTTAGACAATGATAAGATGATGAGTGCTCCTACTGTTTTAACTCAAATTATTAGGTTACATCAGATTACTTGTGGTCATTTTAAGTCAGATGACGGAGAAATTGTTCCATTAAAAAACAATCGTTTACAAGAACTCTTAAATATATTAGAGGAAACAAGCGGTAAAGTTATTATATGGGCTGTTTATAGACACGATATACAAACAATAGAGAAAGGAATAGGTAATACATATGGTAAAGAATCTGTTGCGTCATATTATGGTGATACGCCAGATAGTGAGCGTCAGCTTATTGTGGATAGCTTTCAAGACAGTGAAAACCCTCTCCGATTTTTTGTCGGAAATCCAAAGACAGGAGGCTATGGGCTCACTCTTACTTCTTCTCATACTGTCATTTATTATAGTAATGATTACAGTTTAGAAGTTCGTATGCAATCAGAAGATAGAGCTCATCGTATAGGTCAAACTAATAAAGTTACTTATGTTGATTTAATTGCAGAGGGAACTATAGATGAAAAAATAGTTAAAGCTTTAAACAATAAAATTGATTTAGCTAGTCAAGTTATGGGTGAAGATGCTAGAAAAATTATTTTTGACCAATAGCTTGTTCTAACAAAACTTCTAGTCTAATAACTCTTTCTTTTATTTCAGGAATATCCTGCATGATAGCTTTTTCAAGCATCAGTTGTTTATTTTCAATAGCTTGAAGTTTTTGAGACATCATTCCATATACACTACCTGCACTAATTAATATGATAGAAAACCATACTATGTTACGTATACTAAAATCTTTTTCCATTAGCCCTCCGCTATTGAATCTGCGATTGATCTAAGTTTATCATAAGTAGACATTGTTCGTCCACCCATATTAAATTTATTTTGAAACTCTAAATTTTTCATAATACGATTATCAATCTTATCACTTGCAGACATTCCATTTTGTCCGTTCATAACAGATCTGTTTACATCACCACCATAAGCAAGTCCTGCTAATTCATCTCTTCTATTTAAAAATTGATTGCCTGCTAATTCATTTCTTCTATTTAGAAATTGATTGTTATCACCACCAAAACCACCTGGTTGATTGGCTTGAAACATACCCATTTGTTCTGGTGAAAAAACTAAAGCTCCATCTTGATCATAAAAAGGTCTCATGTCTACTTTTTCAGGTCCTATAGGACCGACATTTGAATTGCCTAAATCTTCTGGAATTTTAAGTACAGGAAATCCTGGATTTAATTCCTCTTCATTAAAGATGTCAGGTCTATCTATCTGCATACCTTCTTTATAATCAGTTTCAGAAACTTCTGTGCCCGGTGGTGGAGTATTAGGAAATAAAGGTCTGCCTCCTATTGTTGTAGGATCATAGATAGTTCCCTCAGGGACTGCCATACCAGTAGGATCTGTTGTCCCCATATTTGCATCACCTTCAGCTGTTGCCATACCAGTAGGATCTGTTGATTGAAAATTAGAAAAGTCTGCCATAATTTCTGGTGGCATAATGCTTTCTAATCCCTCTCTAACTATTG